ACAAAATCCTTGTGAAAAAAAGTTTAATTATCCATGTTCAATTCATCAAAATTAATTAATAAACAGAATATGGCGGATATGACGCAATCCGAAAACGTTACTGATCGTTCTTCTCTTTTAGAAAGAGAGGATAAGAATCAAAGAAAGACAAGGTTGACACCAAGCTCTAGCTCCTCTTCTTGTTCATCGAAAGAGTCGAAAGACTCCCTAACTGAACAAGAACTCAAGACTAGACCTAAGGTCAACCCTATGTCTGAAATTGGTTCCGTTCCTCCTTCTCTTATTACTATTGGCGTTGCCACTCAACAGGAGAGAAAGAAAGATCTTAAAAAGGTCACAGAGCTCATTGATGCGCTGTACGATGTTCTATACATCTACGGCTACAGTGACGAGAGGGAAAGTTTATACCTGGACAAGGTCGGTGCTCGCAACAAAACAATACGAGATAAACTTAAATTGAGAAATCTATATCTAGATTTCGTGTTTAGGACAGGGTTTGGATCTTGGAAAGACCTTTTCAAGTACAAGATCAACGCTTACTTTTCATTTATCAATAAGCAGGAGGTGCCCCCGCCTCCGGTAGGCTTAGAACAATTCAAGAGTCTCTTGGATCCAGCTTTCCTCTTCTTCGGAAGGGCGAAGAGATTCATTCAGATCTTGAATTTAAATGTTGAAAAGAAGAAGTCTTTCGCACAATCCATTGCTCAGAGCAAGAAGGCGGCTCCTGCAGTCCACCCAGAAATGGTCGAGGAAGCAGAAAGGAAAACCTTTGCTCATCTAACGACTCCTAGGGAAGATGTACCCAACTTCGCTATCTACGATGGTGTGTTTTCGCACCAGATAAATAGAGATACGATGTGTTATCAACTTAGGAGAACGATCAGGGAATGTCTTGGAAACAAGACTTTGACTTGGTCGGAGGTCACCAAGCCCTTTGTTCCATCCACTTCCAGCAATTATAACTGGGATAGGAAGAATTTAGGTGCTGTTGGCGCCTTTCTATCTAACGAGGAGATCTATAAGATCTTAAGACCTCTCCTAGGAAGGAGAGATCTTGTCAAGAAAGACCTCGGTTCTGTTACTTTATCAGAAGAACTATCTGAATTGTACGGGAAGGCTGGAAAGGAGGAGCAAAGTCTCTTCGAGGGAAGTGAGAACCCCGTTGACAAAGAGACACTTGCTCTACTCTACGATGGAGAAGAGTTATGTATTTTGTGGAAAGATCAAATCTATCCCACACTCATAAGAGAGGCTCTTGGAGAACTACCCAGGACTATGGTAATTGGTTTGCCTGAACCTTTGAAGGTTAGGTGCATCACTGCAGGTCCACCACTTACATACACTGCGTTGAAACCAGTGCAACAGTGGTTGTGGAGAAATCTCAAGAGTCAGTCAGTTTTTCAACTCATTGGAACACCTGTCACCCAAGACATCGTTAAGTCGATGATGGGTACATTGCAGAAACTGGAAGTTTTTATTTCTGGGGACTACAAGGCTAGTACAGACAACTTACATAGTTGGGTCTCTGAATGTCTATTGGACGAATTAGTTACGATGTTTAGAGAAAAGGTTTATGAACCTGATGCATTAAATCTTGGACAAATCGCAGACTTCGAAGTCTTAATGCGACGCGCTCTAACGGGCCATATGATAATGGATCCCAGGATGAATGCCTCTTATAGAAAAGGAAATCATATTAGAGATGAGGACTTTAAGGAGCAGAAGGAAGGACAGTTAATGGGATCTATAATCTCATTTCCGTTTCTTTGCCTAGCTAACGCTGCTATGTGCAGATGGGCTATGGAAATAAGTGATAGGGTCAACTATAAGGTTGTTGACAGACATATCCCAGGATATACGACCGCGAGGTTGTTAATCAACGGTGATGACTGCTTATTTCCAGGGAGGAAGGATGGCACAGAGGTAGATGCTTTTGGACAAAGTTATCGAGTAGGAATATTCGATATTTGGAAGAAGGTAACTGGCTTCGGTGGTCTCGAATCTTCGGTGGGGAAAACTTTTGTTTCTAAAAAGTTCATGACTATCAATTCGGTACAGTATGAGTATAGTAATGAGACTCGGGACTGGGAGGAAGACATCGGAGGCAATGCTTCAGATGTTGACTTTCTTGAGCTTAAATATGTCAACATGGGGTTGGTGTATGCTCAATCTAAGAGCGGTGAGAGAGGTAAGAACTTCTTCACCCTTGGATCAGTTCACGAGGACTTAAAGAACACTTGTCCTGTAGAACTTTTTGCCAAAGCTACTGAACTCTTTATCAGAAATGCAAAAGAGAGGAAGTATAGGCCTAAGCTAGACAATAATGGAAAACCCATTCGAAAGGATGGACGTACTATTTATGTTGAAGAATTCTTTAAATCAATCAAGAACGCCGGGGTACCTTGGTATCTACCAAGTTGGCTAGGTGGTCTTGGATTGCAAGTCCCAAATGAAAAAGATTGGGATAAAAAGGGAAGCTTAAGGGCGCTTCGGAAATATGGTAAAATAGTTCGAGATAACATAGAAAGTTATCGACCAATGAATTATAAGAATTTTGCTAAATGGCAATTTCATAAATTGGTCGACTCTTCATTGGACGATTTCGCCTTCTTGAAGAATCAAAACTTTGTGAAGATCACCTACGACGAGACCCAAAGGGTTTTGTCTGATGAATATCAAAAGTTATATAACCTTTGTGTTGTAGAACGATTCCTTCTTGACGCGTTGGTCCCAAGTAATCCCAAATCTGGAGACAGATTTGATAAGATTGCTAAGGATACCCCACTTGAGGAGCAAAATCAAATGTTGACGGAAGTCTTTATCCACAATTCTAAAATGTGGAGGCATTTGTTTCGAGATCATTCTCACACTCAGAGCGGTTTGCTAGAGGTTGAGGATCTTGAAGGGGAATCGAAAGATTTTCCACTTTCTTGTTTCGATGTGCGTCAGCCGACGCATTGCTTAATAAACGTCTAATAGCGCCCCCTTTAGCAAGGGACGACTTAAACTAGGAAGTTAATAATCATTATGATTCTTCCAAACACCTTCGTCAGGTTGTTTAGGTAAAAGGGCCGAACCCCCACTCAACGATAATTAGATCATTTAGAGAAATTCTCTGATCGGTTGTAAATCATCGGAG